CGCAATCGAATTGGCGCCCGTGCCGACCGCATTGGTTGCGCCGAGAATGCCGGATGCGCCGGCCTGCCCAATCTGGCCGAGCGTAGTTCCATATTGTCCGCCAGCCTGCACTGCTTGACCACCCAAGGCGCTTGCCGCACCACTGCCCAATTGCGCATATTGCAGCAACGGATTGACTTCATTCTGCCAATAAGTTCCGGCCAAGCCCTGATTGTATTGCGATAATGCAGTTCCGATCGGTCCCGCCGATCCACCAAGGCCGCGCGCCGCAAGCGCATTCGTCGCGGCAAGATTACCCCATTGCGATTGGAACTGAAATCCGGGCAATTGCGAAAGCGTCTGCGTCTGTGACGGCCCCGGCGTCAACAGACTTGTCAATGTCGGCAAAGCGCCTTGGCCGGCCTGAATATACGGATTCAATGCCTGTTGCGCGACGCTGAATTGCTGCTGTTGCTGCGTCAATGCCGCATTGAGCGCATTCTTTTGCGTCTGTGCCGCCGTCAATGATCCGAACACGCCAGCACCAGCCGTCAAGGCACCGGCGCCCAAAATCGCACCACCGACGCCAACACCGCCAAGCGCCGTTCCAAGTGCCCCAATTCCAGCAACAGCCGATGCAATGAAAGACATTTATTTGCCTATCTGCAATGTGCGGCAGAATTCGAGATAATCGGCTTCGTCCTTGGCAATGAAATGATCCTCGATTTCGTCAAGATCGGTCGAATCGGTCTGCAAGATTGTCGTCCACACCGTATCGGCATGAGCAAAGGCAATGCGCTTCGTGCCGGAAGGCGACACAACCGTATAAGGCGCCCTGATCCGCTTGACGCCATCAGCCAAAAGCACCGAAATATCGCCCTGCGACACGATATTGAGTTGCCGGTATTTGTGCAGTTTGCCCGTCACCATCACGCCGGCCGGAATCAGCACTTCGCGCGCATAGATACCATCGGAAAAATAATGTTTGGTGCGGATGGAAACTTGCGGATGCTTGAGCATTTCGCGTTCAAGGAACGCGACCTTGGCGATATTGGAAAACGCGCGCAATTCCGGCTTGATGCTGACGACATCCTTCATGCGCGCAATCCTTGCCGCACCAGAATGCCCTTGAAATCGCCGTTCTTGTATTGCACCAGCATATCGCCAAAATCGATCATCAGCGGATTGCGCGCGACCAGCGCGACAAACGGAAATCCGGCAAAGCGCGCGAAGCGGTTATACAGGATTATGCCCTTTTCGCCTTGGCCGCCTTCGATCATGGCGGACAATTGCCCCAACGCTCGATAGAGACATGTTTCCAATCGAGGCATTTCTTCATCCTGTCCGAGCCGTATCTTTTCCTGCGCGAGACGTACCGCAAACTCATAACCGCGTTCAAGCATCCTGCTCGACTTGCGCAGCCAATCGTCATAACGGAATGCCCAAAAATTGATGTTGTAAACACCGTCTTTGGTCGGCCACAGTTGATTGCGAAAGAACTCGTAAGTCGCACCAACCTCCGAACATAATCTTTCCAGTGCGAGATTCACATTAGGAACCATGAACAATAATTGCATGGCATCGGTTTGCAGAAACATATAATCGCAAGCCTTGGCAAGCGACAGAACATGCCCCGCATCCGAACCGTCGATGAAACCTACCCGCGCTTCGTAAATTCCAGGCTCCTGCCACACGAACAAAATCGCCCCGCCGTCCGCAATCAACAGCACATTATTAAGATCGGCAACCTGCTCGCTCGCGTCGATTGCCGCCGCATCCGGCATTGCAACATATGGAAACACATTCGGATGATTAAAGATTCGATTCAATTCACTGGCATCATAAGACCGTCTTACGAAACGATCTTGCGCAATTCTTGCTTCACCATGTCTTTCGGCAACGGCGGAAACCATTCCACCCGGATGTATCGCGTTTTGGTCAATTCCAGAATGTCCGCCAATGTTTCGAACATCAATGACGGCCTCGATTTCGCGTCCGGCGGTTGCAGACTCAGATGAAACATCCCCGTCCCCTGATCGAACCAGCCGTAGTACAGGCGCCGTTGGTTCAACATGGCCGTTTACCTTGCCCGCCGCGCCGCCAGAATCCCGTAAGCTCCCAACGTCGATATCGCGAATGTCACGTTCGCCGTCAGGAACATTTGCTGTGTCGATCCCAACGGCACTTCCACCCGCATCATGCCCAACGGCAATGTTACCGAATCCCCCGCCGCTATCGACTGATCCGGCAGGTTGCAATAACAGCCCCCGTTCGGACTCAACGGGTCGGTTGCCGACTCGCTGTTGATCCAACCGTTGATGGCGCTTGTTGTACTGCTCGCGTCGGGCGCGGTTGCGATGCTTCCCCATACGTCCCAATCTCCAGCACTCAATTGGATCGAAGTGATATCGGTCGGCGTTGCGCTTGTCAGGTTGACCGCATTCGCCAATGCCACTTGCGATGCGATGTATTCGCCAAGATTCCCGGCATTGGCGTTGTCGTTGGTGTCCGTTCCCGGCAGTTGCCCCGCCGGCAAGTCCGAAGTCTCGATCGTCCGAAACTCACCTGTCCCTGGATTTCCGGTAGGCGATGCAATGAACAGACCGGGCTGTTGCACACCGAACGCGGCACCCGTCAAAACACCCGATGCGCCACCCGTTCTATTCCATAAAGCGACCAGAAACTGAAACCAGACCTGAGAGATAGTGCCCTGATCGCTGACAAGCGGAACTGTCGGTACGGCCGGAAAGCCGGTCGCAATATTGCTTGGAGGGGCATTGGCCATTTACGCACTGTGTTTCAATGGCTCGATATAGGCGCCCTGCAATGCAGTCGGCATCGGCGCCGCCCAAGAAACCTCTCCAACCAGATCGCGTCCCATGCCAAGCCCGCGCCAGCGCAGCATCGATCGATAATGGCCCGCGCTGACCATCGACTTGACCCGATGATTGCCCCAGGATGCGCCGCCGTCGCGCGACAATCGGAAGGCAACCAACGGAATATTATCCTGCATCAAAGGCCCGAAGCCGCCATTGAAGCCCGCGTTCCACGGATCGCCCGTAAGATTCGGAATCTCCCCGGTGCCCGCTTCATTTCCCGTGGACATGTCAGCCACGAATGCAGAATTGGTCACATATTTCAATTCGCCCATCACATGCGGGAACGAACGGATGCACGGAATCGGGAAACCATTGTCGGTAAACACGGTTTCATCGATCGCATACAACTGCCCGGTCGCCCAATCCTGCCCCACGTTCGTATCCGGATAACCGTTCTTGTCCGAAACAAACGTATGGAATGCGACCTTTTCCCGATGAAACTTGCCGTTGTTGTCGATCGACACGCGCTGATGCCATTGCCGCGTCGATAAATCAAAGCCCCAACTCTCATCCGTAGTCGGGAAATGAATCACATAGATCGTATGACCACCTTGCTGATAAACGTATCCGATGGCGTCCTGCACCGTAGGAAACTTCGTGAACCGATATTCCAAGGCCCGCGTCGTGATCGCCTCGACGCCATAACCTTTGTTCATCAGGACGATACACTCGCCGTCTTTGTTCCGCGACAGCCAGAACAGATTGGAATCCGTGCGCGCCAGTGAGTAAGGCGCAGCGCAACCATAGGGAATATGCACGTTCGGCCATTCCTCGAACGGGAACGGCACCGCGCCGGAAAGATACCACACTTCCGAATAAAGCGAACCCAACAGCCACCATTGCCGCAGATTAGCCGCGTGCGCCACAACTGGATCAGGGCGGCTCGATTTTGCCGCGACCTGCAAGGCATTGAAGGCAACCTGCAATCCCAAAGAACAAGTGATCTGGTTCGTTCCCGGCATGTTGAACAACAGGAACGTATCGATGTAATCGACGTTCGTCGAACCGACAAACGTCCCGGTAGCATCGACAATCGGGCCATTCCATGTGTTTGTCGCCAGAGTGACGGAGTAGCCCTGATTGCTGCCGTCAACGAAAACCCCGTCGATGCCGTTATCCGAAAACGCAACCGGCGTCAGCGCATTCAAAGCTAACTGGCCGAGCAGATTCCAAACCCAATTGCCATCGACGTAATAGACATTCTGCCCGACCACGACATAAAGCTGTCCTTGCGACGATGTAAAAACCCCGCGCCCTTTCGACGGCACCGGGCAAACACTCAAGGCCCGATTCCCAGGACGCGGATAATGCGTCACGGTTGCCGGCGGATTGGTTTCCTGCGGATTTAATTCGGGGATGAGATTGATGCAGCGCTGCGCATCGGCAATCAGCCCACGCGCCGCATAAGCACCGGAGGTAAGGGGAATTGCACCGTCTTGCAGAACACCGCGCATTATTTATTTTGTCCTTTTATGCGGGAGTCTCAAGATTCGGAGCAAAAGGATTCTTGCTCTTGCGTAAGCGGCGGAATCCAAAGCAATTCCGCGCGCTTGCGTTCAATGACAGCCACGACTTCACTGCGGCTGTCGTATGCGACTGACGGACGAACCGGGGCGTCCGGCGGCAGTCGGCTTATGCGAAACTGGTTCGACCTTGCATCGAACCAGCCGTAGTATACCTTACGAATACGCACATCAGCCGATCCAGACACCATTCTTGGCGCACGAAAACCGTTTCTGTGCGTAGGTTGTGATCGTCGTTGACGTGGTATTGTTGATCTTGTCCTGTGCGGCCGTCACCGGATTATTCGCAATCGAAGGATACACATCGAACGTGTAGGCCGTGTTGTTGATCACCACTACATTCTGTCCTTGCAGACACGGTGGCAATGCCACGCCGCTCGCACCGCCGGAATCGGACGTGTCAACTTCGAGCAGAAAAATGTTCGCCGGAAGCTGCAACGAAGCAGATTGGCCCGAACCGACTGCCGTAAATCCGTATTGATACGAAACATTCTGCCCATTCGCCAAGCCATTGAGCCATGCGCCGTCAACCAACGCAGGCCCGGTTCCCGGCGGCGTTCCGACCGTGGCAAATGCCATTTGCCCAAGCGCCATGCCGATGGCGATGCAAAATGCGGCATAGAAAACATCGCGGACAGTCTTGATCATGGGAATCTCCGTTCAAGGTTTTGGTCGTGTTTAAGGACGATGCAATAACCGGATTTTTCCAGTGCATCGATAATGTCGTCCGCGAGTGTGGGACCTAGATCGACAGGTACGCCATTGACAATTTCAACGCCGCATGTTTCACAAACTTCCGTGATGATCGCCTCGATATCCGCGTGAAGCTGTGACATCACATGAAATCGTCGGAATCGCCGCGATAGTCGTAGGCGCGATTCCTATTGCGCAATGCTTGCGGCATTTGCAGCACACCGACCGCCGAGTTGGCATCGCGGATCGAATTCAGTGCGTCGCGCGCGAGAGAATTAACGGTACTATCCGGCGGCATCTGGTAGCTTGCGCGCAGCCTGCGCACCATTGTCCAATGAATTGCCGGTTCGTATTCCGGCGGCAGGTTTATTTTCTGTTGCAAAGACGCAAACCGCGTCAGGGTTTCCTTGAAGCAAATGAAAATCCCATATTGCGAAGCCTGCGGTATAGGCCAAGGATAAACCGTTCCTGTCGGCCATGTCGGATCATAGAACAACTGCCACGCGATCGTGCCGATGTTCTTGACCGTGATACGATTATAATCCTCCATCGACTGAATGATGCGGATCGGAATATCGACATTCAGATTGCCGGTATTCGGCGCATTCAGAAACCGCAAGAAAGCCGACTCCGCGCGATCAGGTCGCGGATCGATCGGAAAATCGCAACCCTTCCCCACCGAATAAACCGTAGCGCCCGTCGATGCAATTCCGACCGTCACAAGATGATAAACCAGAAACCGTTTCCGGTTCCACTGCGACAACAACCAATTCATCTGCTTCCATGCGCGATTCAAGATCGGCTGTTCCACCGATTCATCGATGCCGACAATGCCTGCATCGATCAGCGCGTCCGTCAAGATTTCCTGTGCGGTCGGAACGACGATCGGCGGCTGCGGCTTGATATTTTCGGAACTGAACTGCTGTCCGGTCGGCGGTCCCGCCGGCGGAATCGGAGCAATCCAGAAATCGTTGTTGAAGTCCTGGTTGAAGTCGCCGCCGCCGGCCATGTCTTTATCCTATGGTGCCAAAGCCGAAGCGTAACTAATCGAACAAATTATATCGGTCGTGCCAGTAAAATCCGCAGCCGTTATCAATCCAGTTCCGGTACTCGATGAAGTCAAATTGAGTGTACCAGATGCCGCATTAAGGTATCCAGCCATAGCCCCGGAATATGTCTGCACATTGCCAATATATCCGCAATTCGCAATAGCGACCTGGCCGCCCACAGGAAGCGGCGGAAATCCTGTCAGGCTGACATTGCCACTTCCGTTCCCAAGTGTCGTGAACGTAATGCGCCAGCTTGCCGTAATGTTCTGACCGTGCCGCACATAGCTCGCAGTTTGACTATATACGCAAGGAGTGCCCGCCGCTGTGCATGGCGTCGAACCAAATACTACGACTGGCGTGAAAACAATAGGCTCGCCATCCATGTAGTTCCAAATCAGAGGAACACCACTGTCCTGAATTGGCTTTGGCGTACTATTGCTTTCGTCAAGGTCCTCAAGGACATTCGCAGGCGTTGCGCCGGTATAAGCGTGCGCGGCGGCATTAGCGGAAAAATGCCGAACGATATTCGCAGCCGCGCCGCTTTCAAAAGCAACGCTTACGTTTGTTCCAGAGCCATATTGTAGTACGGCAAGATTGAATATTTCATTGTTGTCGGACGGACAGAATTTCACGCCGGTATTGTTCGCGGAATCCGCAAGCACAGTCACAACATTGAAAGTATTGAAAAATGAACCGGCTCCCGTAATGCAGCCGAAGCGAATAGCCGCGCCAGCAGCAGTCGTATTTAGACTATAAATATTATAGAAAAAATTGTGTGCCGTACCGCTATTTGAAACGTCGGAATAACCGTCAAGATCGAGGCCAGCCGTGGCGAAGTTGTAGAAAGCAAGATTGGAATACTCCCCGCCGACAGCCCCGATGAGTTTAACTGCCGTTCCGGCAACACTCGGGCCACCTAGAAAAGCAAGATTGTGCAGACCTGAACCAACATACCCGGCCGTACTCGGCACGTCAGGAATAGCCCCATTGATGATCGTTCCGCCCGGAGTGCCGGTCCAGACAAACCCGCTGCCGTAAGTTACGGCGGCAGACCAAACACCGGCGCTTCCGTTCGATCCGTTGCCGGCGCCAACAATGGAAACATGACTGCTGGTGAAATTAATTGTACTCGACACGGCGCACAAATTAGGCGGCATAATAATTGTCGCGCCGTTCTGTGCATTCCCATAAGCTATAGTCGCGGCGATCGCCGCGCTGTCATCCGCTCCCGTCAAACCATTCCAATTGCACTTGGCGCCCCACCAGCGCGGATCGAGATATCCATAAAATGATGCACAACTTGCGGGCGCCATCTGACACAAAAATAATGCAGGCTGTTGAAAAATAGCCTGATTCATCGTCGTCAAAACAGAATTCAGCTTTGCTCCTGTAATCTGCTGTTGCCCATTCGTCGTGATATTGTTGTTGATCTGCGTCTGCACGCTCGATTGCGTCTGCTGCGCTTGCGCACCGTCAAGATGCACAAGCGCAGCGATCAGAACAACAAATAAAGCCTTGCAGATTTTCACGTCAGGCGGCTTTCTCGATCTGCGATGGCTTTAATTCCGCATAACAAATCCACCATTTTTCGCCATGTTCATCGACAACGCCATGCCAAACGCGGCCGATGTCGCAATCCGATATGGCCGCATTTGATGCGAGATTATTCAACGCCGCGTTGATTTCATCGGGATAGAGATCGCGGTGAATAGCGACATGCCGAATCATATATCCGGATTTATCGTCAAGGTGAACGATCCAATCCGGCTTTGTTTTCGGCAGATCGACCGCCGCGACCTGATCGCGCAAATATCGATCAAGCCGATCGACATTCGATTCCCATCTTTTCAACGCAAGCAAATGCTCTTGCGGCGATGCGAAGTTTTTGCGAAATGGAAATTCCATGTTACGCGGCTTTCTGCATTTCTTCTTTCAGCCGTGCCAGCGACCAGCGCCGATCGACCTTGATGCCTTTGCTGGTCGCTTCCGCGACAAGCTGGTTATATTCTTCGTCGTCTTTCGTGGGCACCAGCGCATTGCCGCTCAACGGCAAGTCGCCGCCTGGATTGGCAACCACATCGTCGATGGCTTCCTGCGTTTTCTTCCATGCCTGGAAGGCCAGGAATTCATCCCATTGTTTCGCGTCGATCTTGTCCGGATTGACCGAGCCTTGGCTTTTTAACGCCGCGACCACGGCTGCCGTCACTTCCGGTAATACCGTTTCCAGCAATTCACGGTTTGCCGCCCGTGGCTCTTGCGGCGTCGGCACATAAATCTTGCCTTGCTGCATCTTGTTCGGATTGAATTTCAGATTCTCCGGATACGGCTTCGGCCGCCATTTGGAATCCTCTTTCCAGTCCCAAACATGGGATTGTCCGTAGCGGCCTTTTTCATCGACCGTTGCTTCGCGATAACACACGCCCAATTCCGCCGCTTCGAATTCGTCCTTGACGATCCGCGCCGGTTCGGTCGGATGATAAAGCCAAGCCGGGAACTGTTTGAGATTGGTACGACTGAAATAATGCCGGATCGATTTGATCTGCGACCAGTCCGGCATGACCGGCTTCGGCGGCGGAGGGTTGAAGCTGACGACTTCACCATCAGGCAGAACAACTTTCGATCCTTCATTGGCTATTTCAGGATCGAGATAGCCGACTTTAGCGCGCGGCGGTAGAACGAATGCCATGTGTCACTCCGATTGTTTGAAATTATAGGCCGATGAGATCGGCCGCTTCCCGGCGAATTCCGGGCTTGCGGCCGATACATCATTTTCTTCATTCAGTTGCTTGAGACGACTGGCAACCGGAAACCTTATCGACTGAATGCGTTTTTGCGCTGAGTGCGGCCAAACCCTAACAGCGAAAGGATGGCTTCCGGTTAGGGCGTGCTGTCACAAGCGGTACAAATCCATTCCGGTCTTGGAACGCCACTTCCGAACAAAATGTCAAGGCGATCAATAGGTTGGTCTGTGGTCGGTTCATAAGTCACAAGACTACGCATACTCAGCCGATCATATTCATGCCTTGCCGCCGCAATAACGCCCTTCTCATTCGGCGGAATCCAAAGCGGAGCCACCACCATTGTGATCGCATCCGGCGCATAAGCCAAATTCTGCCGGTAAGTCGTTGCCGCATTCGCGAACGGCGTGAAGGTCGCATTCGACGCCGGTGTTGCCGATACGGTCTGATACTGTTGCGGCGTATACGGAAGGCCGGCATAAGGCGTCGTCGATGCCGGCGGAATCAACGGCGGATAGATATCCATCGTTGTTGCGCCGTTGAGGACGTTATTGAGGACAACGAACTGCGCCAGCGTGCCGAGCGGAGCGTAATTGACGCGGTTGACCGCATAGACGCCGGCGATCGTGATGATGTCGCCGGCATTGAGCGTTCCGGAAAGGGCACTGATCGTCAGAGCTTGTCCGGACTGGCTCGCGGCATTGAGCGTTCCGGTCGTTGCCGTTCCCGTGGTGTGGGAAACGACCGACTGATCTTCGAACAGCCTGAATTGCAAGGCCTCATACATCATGCCGGTATTGTACTGACGGCTGATGGATTCGACCGGATTGAGCAATCCACGCAATGCCTGCTGGATGCGCGTATCGGAACGCGGAGCAAGCACCACTTTCCGCATTCCCATTTCACCGAAGTTCGGCGCCGAATTTTCTTCCAGGATTGCCCTGGCAAGAGCGATCGGCCCATCCGTGATCGGCAGAATGTTGTTGTTCGCATCGACATTGGCGACGATGTTTCGGACTGCCGTGGCAGTATTCGTCATGACCTGCAACGCGACGTTGGCTGCGAGCGCATTGACGCGCGGCAGAACGATGCGTTCCATGTAGTCGTCAACGTCGAGAGTGGTTTCTGCGGAGGTGAAAGCAACGTCAACATGGCGCTGCGTGGCGACGGCCAGCAAGAACTGCTGTTCCGTGGTGTCCTGGATCGAAATGCCGGGACCGTCTGTGACCGTGTACTGGTTCGCATAACGGATGCGAAGCTGTGCGCCGATGCGGGCGCCTTCGATGCCGAATTGCGATTCGAATTGTCTGGAAATGTTCTGAATATAGTAGTTGGTATTCAGGAACATGCGGATGGAATACCGAGTGATCATGCTCGGCGTTAAAATATTGTTGGCCATTGGGGTGGGCCTCTCTAGTTATCTCAGCGCCACCTCGAAGGGCGCGGATGGAATTGGGGGCCGCTATGCGCGGCGGTTCATGTCCGGTTCCCGAGTCGGACACAGGTTTCGGGAGTAGTAGCCCTGGTTTCGTTTCCAGGTACGGCGGGGTCGAATTATTTCCGCTGCGACCTATTTCATCCTCACACTTTTAACTGATTGAGATCAGCGTCGCGCCGATCGCTTCTTCATCGTTTCCTCAAAGCCGCGCGTAAATTCCTCGTCGCTGGCTTCGTCCGAACGCCAGTCGATTGTCTTTGATGCGCTTGGCTCGATTGGCGGCGGCGGCGCGGGTGCGCGCGAGACTTTTGTAGGTGTGGCCGGCGCTTTTGGCGCGGCGACGGGCGCGGTTTCAGTTGACGCTTGTGCCATTGTCATCCTCGTTAATTCTGTGACGCGGGTTCGTGAATCCAGTTGAGCAAGACGCACGGCATTTTCGCCATCAGTTGCAATTTTCGAAAGCAATTTGTGCGCATTTGCCCGATCAACAGCCAACACATCGGCTATGAAATCATCGGTTACACAGCCCGTCGCCTGCAACACACGCGCTGTTTCATCGAACTTGGCACCGCCATATTCGGTATAACCTTTTTGGATGATATCCGTTCTGGCTTCGGCCATTCGTTCCGCGTTGGCAACTTGCCGAACCAAATTCATGTCAACGGGCGGAAGCGGCGTCTGATTGATGTTCGGACGCCCTTCGGGCGAAGGCGGATTGGGATTTGTCTGTAGCCTTTGTGCAAGAGCCTCGGCCTCGGCTGCGCGGCGTTCGGCGGCTTCGGCGCGGCGTTCGGCTTCCTGTTTTTTTGCCGTGGTTTCCGTGATGCGGTCGAGCATCCATTTCGGCGGCTTCGGCGGTTCGACGGGCGGCGGCGCAGGTTGCTCGATGATAGGGTCAGCCGCAGCGGGCTGCGAACCAGAGGCGGGGCTGTCAAGAGCGGGGGCAATTGAGCCTACCGTGGCGTCCGCTGCGGCTGGGGGCGGTGCGGTGTCTGTGGGGGCAGCACCGCCCGCATCGGGAATCTGGTAGTTCGGGATCAGGTATTTGCGCAAATCATACATGGATCGACCTTTAGTGGCGTGTTGCGATGGTGTTCATCAGTTTCGCGCGCAGGTTCGGCGTGGTGCCGAATTTTTCCACGATCTTCTTGTTTTCATAAGAATCGCCGACGAATTGCTGCGTGTTGGGCTGTAATTGCAGGCGATTGTCTGTTTCCTGGCCTTCCGCCATTTTGGCTTGCAGGATGAGCGCGAGCATCATCTTGCGCTTGTCGGCTTCCGGTGTTTTCGGATCGGCCAATCGTTGCGCATACATGGTGCGCGCGGCGACGACGAATGTTTTCCAGTTGGCATTGGCGAATTTGTATTCGTCGGGCCAGTTCACGCGGAATTTTGCGGAACGCTTCATGCCGTGATATTCGCCGGCGATGCGCTTGGCATCCTCGCATAACATGCGGACCAAGGACATACATTCTTCGTTACTGAGTTGTTCGCCGTTGATTTCGATCATCGCCGTACCGGATATTTGTCTGGCTCGTTCGGCGCGCGGCCGGGATTATGGCTCTTGACCATTTCCGGTTTGATGCCGTCCTTGGCGTGATTATCGGCGTCCGATGGCGGATTGCTTCCGACACGATCAGGCATTCCGGTTGTCGGCATTGGTCTAGCTGTGGTCGCCATTATAATCCCCGATGATATTCGAGATTGATCCAGCCGCTCGACATTGAACTGATAGGTAGTTCTGGAAGTTTTTGTTCGGATAGCATCGAGCGGCGGCTTTCGCGCAGTCTTTCGTTGAGCGCGACATTCGCCGCAGTCGCTTCGTTGAATTTCATTTGCATGGTCAGGAACGCGCGCATCGCTGTTTCAAGCGATTCGGCCGCGCCGGTCAACACCTCGCGTTCCCACGCCGCAAGATGCCGGTTGTCGTGCGCGATGATGCGCAGTTCGTCGCAGGTGTCGATCATTGCTTTTTCTTGCGCTTGGCTGCGCGTTGGATCGAATAGCCGATGGCGGCGGCCTGTGCGCGCGGCTTGCCGGCGCGGATTTCGGCGGCAATGTTTCTGGATCGCGTCTTGTCGGATGAGCCTTTTTTAAGCGGCATTACATCACTCCTTGTGCAAACGGATCATGCGCGACCGGAACCGCAGTCTGCATCAAATGCGAAGTCAGCGCGGCCATTTTTAATTGCCCGACCGGGACTTGCAATGTTTCGACCGATCCGGTCGGTTCGCCCTTTTGGTTGAATTCGGAGCGGTCGATATCGCCGTTGATCGGCGCGCCATGTTTGAGCCATGCCTTCAACAGCCGCTCATCGCGATGATGGGTGACGACCGCGACCTTGCCCTGGTATTGCGCCAGTGCGGCGGCAATGCCAGCAAACAAGCGCGCACGAAAGGCATCGAAGCTTTCACCGCCCGGCACTTTCTGTTCCGGCTTGTTGACCGCGAAATCCGCAAGGATCGGGACTGCCGTGCTGGTCAATGTCCCGGCGTATTTGCCTACATTCCAGGGACGAAACGATTGGCTGAATTCGGACACCGGCACGCGCACGAAGCGCGATATGATGCGCGCGGTTTCGGCGGCACGATGCAAGTCCGAGGACACGATCACGTCAGGCGGATCAAGGCGAAGCTGCTGGCCGAGCTTTCCGGCTTCCACCCGGCCTTCCCCGGATAACGGGATGTCTTTCCAGCCACTGCTACGATCAACCGATACATCATCGTTGTTGTATTTGGTCGCGCCGTGCCGGACGATCTGCATGACGCGCATATCGCCGTTCTGATTTTGCGCAAAAGGATCATAATCGACCGGATGCAACGTGATCACAGCGAATAGCCTTCACCGTCTTTTTCGAACAGGATTTTTTTGACTTCGCGCAAATAGGCGATGAATTCGCGGACGCCGTTGATGGTCTTTCTGATGCGTTTCATTGTCGGTATTTATCCAGACCGTCATAGGTTGTAACAAGCGACCAGAAATAAGCGATATTTGCGGCCAGTAGCAAGGAAAGCACGATGTAGATCATCAGGCGTCGGTATGGATCGAGAGATAATAGAACGCACCGCCGAACATCGCGATCAACAGAACCGCAGCGATGATGATGTCCTTGATCATTGCATGGTCTGCGTGGGTATTGCGCCGTTCGGGCGGAGCATCAGGTATTTTCCGGGCCGGTGTGGATCGGGCAGATAGTGATTGCCGTCCGGCGCGCGGCGGGCGATTTGGTCGAGCGGAGAGCCGCCCTGCGTTTCAGTATCGCCTGACGCGCTGCCGCCTTGGCTTTCTTCACCGTCTTGTCCGGCGTTCTGCTGATCCAAATCCGACTGATTGACCGCCGATATCGTGTCGTAAATGTGCTGATGACCGAGCTTGGTCAATTCGTGTTCCATCTGCGCTTTTTGCGCCGGCGTCAGCATCAGTTCTTTCAGCATCTTGATTTCGGCATCCATGCGCTTCGTGTCGGAATCGAAGGCTTCGATGTCGCGTTTTTCCTCGCGCCCACGCAGCTTCAATTGCAGATCAGCCAGCTTCAAGACCAATTCCGAATTCATCGCCGTCATTTTCTGCATTTGCTGTTGCAGCGCCAGAACTTGCGGGTCTTGGCTGTCGTCGAACAGATACGGCTTGACCGCCTTTAATTCCTTTTGCAGCCGTTCCATGATTTCGTCTGCGCCGGGAAAATCACCATACTTGAACACCAGATCGGCAATGACGGCGCCCAATTCCTTGTTGGCGGACATGAATTTCGTGGTCGCATCCCATCCTTCCTCGCGCTGCGTCGCAAAGTCGGGACCGGGATCGGAAATACACTCATATTCGCCCACATTCGGATTGAATGAAATCCTTACCGCTTCTTCGTCTCTCGCTTCGTCCTGCAAATCCTGGACGGCATTTTCTTGGTTTGGATCGATCTTGATCCAGCGTTTGTCGTTGTTCGAATCGATGATGTGGAGCGTGCGTTCGGTGTCGTAGATTTTCGGAATGAGATCGAGCAGTTGCACGCCGATATAGCGCAGCATGTCCGACTGGTGTTCGGCAAAATGATAGGTGGCAACGTCGCCTTGCTGCTGGCGTTCGCCTATGGCTACGCCGGATTCAGGAAATTTCGATGCCGGCTGGCCGGTTTCCGATTGCCATTGCCCCGATACCATCATCATCCAGCGTTCGGCCGATTGCATTCCTTGCATATAAGCGGGCGATGGCGTTGGACGCTCGACACGCTGCGGAGCCTGGATTTGCTGCAACGGTCCATCGGCTTCGTCGTCAACATCGTTGTAGGTCAGGACCGCGAAGGCATTGATGTTGGCCGTTTTCCAACCCTCTTGCCCCTCGATGGCGCGGGCCGGCGCAATCCACGGTGCCTTGGTCTGGATGGCCACGTCCTCAACAGACATTGAGGCATCGTAATTAAGCATTCGCTGCGGATCGATCAATGGGCGCGTATTGCCCTTGATATCGAGCGTGGCATCGATCCCCACTTCACGTCCGACGCAGCGGCAAATCGGGATGTACTTGCCGGCCCAATCGCCGCGATCGATGATGGTATCGCCTGCGATCAGAAACCATTCCACTTCGTCATCGAACACCTTGCGCGTGCCGCCGTCGATCACGCCGTTGTCGATGTCGGCCATCAGTTTCTTGTAGATTTCCTGGCCGGATTCGGAGCGGATTTCGGACGCCAGCTTTTCGACTTCCGTGCCGGCCTCGTTTTTGTACCAAACGTAAGTATCCGGCTTTTGTTTCTTGCGGAAATACTTCGCCAGCATGATTTCCTTGTCGGTCATCCAGTCCGCGAAGGCTGAATCGACCGGAGCCGTGCCGACCTTGTTCTTGTATTTCGGATATTTGCGGTTAAATTCCTTGCGCGGCGTGCGCTCGAATACAAAGCCGAAATTGGCGTCCGAGCCGTCCGTTTCCCTGATCCACGGATCGAGATAGACGCCGGTCGGATCGCGCGAAGCTTTGAGATAGATATCCTGATTGCGCGTGCGCGGGCCGACATAAGCCGTTTCGATCAGGCAGTAGCCTATGCCGCCGTCCACCTGCTGTTCCGCGATCTTGCGCTTGACCGCCGAAAATTTGGAAATGTATTCGATGCGCCGGATGATCGACTGCATCACCTTGGAAGATTCGTAAGTCGCCTTTCCGCCGGTCGGTCTGATCTTGACGCCGTAATTGGCCTTGGAAAGTTGATTGATAATCAGATCATTATGCGTGCGCGTGTTGTTGATCGTCAGGCATGGCATGTCGGTGCCGTCTGCCGTGCGATCATTGTAGATTTTGGTCGGCCATTGCCATGCGTTGCGCGAATCGGCATTGGCGAATTTGATATCCTCGCGAATGCGTTCGTCCTGGATGCCCTGCCAGTCCTTGCAGGCTTTCCAGCGTTCGGTCGCTTCCTGCACTATGCCGGCGTCGCCGGGAAGCAGCGGAACGTCATCGGTCGATGCGACTGAAACGGCCATCAGA